AACATTTACGTTTGACGTTTCTGATACAATATTTACATTGGACGTTTCTTCTACAATTTCGTCGTCAACTGGAGCGGTCTCAAGTGAGGTTTCATCTTCGTCTGGTACTGGTTCATCATCACCACCGGTCATGACATCATCGATAGTATCAGGGGATGGCCCGATTAATTCTTCTTCGATTTCTTCTTCTTCGATTTCTTCGAGTTCTTCTTCGATAACAATTTCGGGTTCTTCGGATTTTTTAAAAACGGTATAATATAAAATTGTACTCAACACGATGACGATCACAAGTGCTGCGAGTATAACTTTTGGTTCCATGGTTTCTTATAGTATACTGGTATAAAAAATTTATCTTGTCATACTATAAAACATGAGTGAATTAATGCTCGATGATAAAAATACAATGGATGACATGAATCCATTTGTTAATTTTATGCCCGGTTCGAGTCGACAACCACACGCGTTCGGTGAATATACAGGACCAGTGGATGAACCAGAAGAAGAACCATATAAAAGTCCAGCGTGTGATGTCGTTTCCAAAAACGTCGGACGTCCTGGATACAGTTCGGAAAAGTGTGATTTATCTAGACCACTTCTTCCAGGAAGAAATATAGATAAAGGGTTTACGAATTTCGAGAGTCGTTTTGATATTGAAAAAGTAAAAAAAGCTGTAAAAGCAGGTACAAATAATAATTTTATTATGAACTTAATTAGTTTATTGTGTCTGATTCTATTAATTGTAAAGTTCTAAATAATCTATCAAGTGTTACCTGATTTGTCGACGTTTCTATAACGTCTGGGAGTATATCACTGCATATTTCCTTTACGAGCTTTTTCTGCCAAGAACACGTCTTATTTATAATTGGAGGTGAGAATGTCGGATCCAAAATTTTTATTGAATTCATAATTCGTATGAGTGAATGTATATTTCTATTTTCACACAATGCATTATCTAACGCAATCAAAACCATTTTACGTACAGTTTCGATTGTTTTAACAACCATTGTATCGAGAAACCTCTCGTATCGAGCAGAACCCATACCATAATTAAATTCACAGTTTGTTTTTGTCGTGAATGTATCAATTTTATCTTCGTACCCGATACCATCTGTATACTTAGAATAGTGAATTTCAGTAACTGTACACTTTTTATCTACATGATAAAGTTGGTGACACTGTTTTACGAATGCTGTCATGTACAAATATATAAACACACATCTTTAAACCATTCCAAATTTTTTGTCTGGTTTAAACTCAAGTCGTTTATCGAGTTCTTTTAATTCAATATCTTTCTTCATGTCCATACTTTTACACTCGTGGATTTCAAGAACTATACACCGGGAACAAAACCCTAAGTTACAATATTTACAGGTTATTGGTATCCCTTTCTTTTTACACTTAAAACACGGCATATATAGACAACCTAAGTTACCTTTAACCAATATTTTTTTAAGTTAAAATGTATTCAACGATCGCAAATAATACATTTTCATATTTTCTTACACTCAATGAGTTTAGAGAACGTTTAAAACAGGAACATCCTGAAATTGAACCATCATGGATTAAACTCACAACAATAACCATGATTTCACAGTTCAAACGTGGTATAAATATACAATTTCTGAAAGATTTTTTTGAAGAATATGAATTAAAACTCGCAAGAAAAGGAAAAGAAAAACGTAAATTTATTTGGAGAATGAAGGATACGACGTTTTATAATCAAATATCACTCGTTTATGAAGATTACCATAGTACTAAATCTATAAAAGTCTTTCCGAACGGGAGTATTCAGGTTGCTGGGTGTGCCGATTTATTCGATTGTAAACGTGTTATTAAACAACTCTCGTGTATGTTCAGTCGAATTCTGGGTAAAGAGTATATTATACCAGAAGATACGTTCCGTGTTGTTATGATAAATTCAAATTTTAGTCTGAATAAAAATTTAAACCTTCTTCAAACCGCACAAAAATTTGAATCTGTTTTTAAAACATCATTTGAACCAGATCGATATTCAGCTGTTAAAGTAAAATTTCGACCATCAGAAGATATGAAAGAAATTACAACGAGTATATTCAGTACGGGTAAGATTATCATTACGGGTGCAGAAACACTCAAAGAGATTGCGTTTGCGTATAACATTATTATATCACACATTCTCGAACACAAAAAGAGTATACTTACAACAGATGTCGATCCTCTTAAAAAAGAAGTTTTCGATATAGCATCAGGGTACAGTATAAATGAAATTATAGAATCAGCCAATGGTTTAGGTCATAAATCATGGGTCGACACGATCAAAAATAAACAAATTAATTTCTAATGTAATATTAATATATAAGATGTCTCAAAGACTTGGTATGGCCGACGGTCGATGCTTTACTGTAAACACTTCGAACCAATTACTCAACAACTATCTCATGAAACAAAATGGTGTCACATTCGAGGATAACTATTCGTTTCGCAAAATGCTCCAAGAAAAGGGTCCAGAACTTTTGAAACCTGTACAGGATTTACAGGGTACTGACAAATGTGGGGCGTGTGATAAAGCGCTTCTCAAAGTACCAAACATTTACTAAATGGGTACGATAAATCACAACTTTTAACTTCTTTAAGTTTTATAGAGAATGACACAGTGTGCCATATGTCTCAATGAGGTAAGGCAAACCAGAAAAAATGTACCCTTGCGATGTGGTCATTTATTCCATTCACATTGTCTACAAAACTGGAAAGATAAAGGAAAAATAACATGTCCCGTATGTCGTAAAATATTCGACGGTAAAAATTTCAGGGTACAAATTACCGTAGAAAATTTATTTGAAAATACATCAAATACGGTAACAGTGGAAAATGATTTCATTTTTGACGCACTCGATGTTTTTTTCGATATAGAAGACGAAACCGATTTATCGAGTCTTCTTGACGACTTTGGGGTGAGTGTGTCCGACTTTGATCCCTCTGTTTTTAACACAGAATGAACTACAATACTTTTGATAGTTTAAACCAGGGTAATCACGAGACGCGGTTCTCGGATCCTGAATACTCTTACCTTTAGCATCCACTAATAATGGACCCGTTGCCCAACCCCTTTTATGACTAAATACGTTTGCCTTGAACTTTAAAAGTCTACCAGGAACGAGTTTACCCGACCTTTTTACACGAGTTACGGGAACTTTAAAGAATTTTGCTATACTTTCGTACGTATTCCCTTTTTTAACCTTATATTCGATCGCACCATGTTGTTTATAGAAGTGAAAATCACCCTGTCTAAAGTAGTTTCTTTTATTACCAGGTGCTACAAACATCATAACTTTAAAATGATTTGGTTTGCATTTTTCAGTCGCTTTTGCTGTGTACACTTTTTTAGGGTTATCTGCGATAACTCTTTTTGGTAACCCTTTACAGTTTGTATAGGTATGTGAAAGATTACGAATACCAGCACGTTCACCTGGTATGCTTTTTTGTAAACGCATTTTTTCGTAATCACCAACTGCATACGCGTAACAATTATTGTTACCTACACCCACGGTACGCCCCCACAATCTCTGTGTATACTTTGGTTCAGAACCGCTCAGAGGAAGTGGTTTACTCATTACTAATATCATAGAAAAAAATATTGGTAATTAATAAAATGCTCAGAGATCTCGCCAACGCTAAAAAAATGAACGAAGTTGTAACTGAAGTTCTTCTCTTTATCCTTTCCATCCTTATCAGTACATTCGTACTCCGATTTGCGTGGAACCAATCGCTCGTCAAACACATATCGACTCTTAAACCAATTAAGACCTTTCAAGACGCGTTTATTCTTTCCCTCGCTCTCTCCATTGTTAGAGGTATCTAAATTAAACTTCTTTGTACCCAGTGATTCTTTCACCATTTGGTGATTCTATAACTGGAAACGCATCAATTCCGTCGCATTTGCCTTTTTCGCAATCGACGAATTTGTGATCAATACCCTTCTTTTTCAGGTATTCTAACTGTTTCGTGGTCCACCCACACCACGTTGTACCGTAAACGGTCCACGTCCCAGTAGCTTTATCGGTTTTTACTGTTTTTCCCGTATTTAAAAATATATAGGTATTTACTGCTCCAAGAATAACAAATGGTAACATGTTTTTATATCTATTTAACATATTTTAATTTTAGGTCCTGACATATCTTGGAAATGGTTTTATTTTTTGTGGGGACGTTTAGAATATTCGCAATTTTAATAAGTTCATCTTTTTTATAAGAATCACACTTACGTGTTCCTATTTTAACGTATCCCTTTTTAGATACGGAAACCTTGGGGGGTGCAGGGTTACCACCGTGTTTTACAATAATTGATTTTGGTTTCATAGGAGCGGCACGACCTATAATATCGAGAACTTTAGATAATTCCTGTGTTTTCTCTCTGTACGGTGAAAAGTATCGATCTTTAAATATTCTATTAAACGTTGGTAATCTCTCGTGACCAATTGGTGATGTACGCAATCTATAATCAGATACTTTATACGTAACCATACCCAAATAATCAGATGGTAAAATACGTTCAATAAACTGAATAGTTTCTTGACCACTGAGTATTTTCTCACCCTTTAAAAAATGTCTTAATGAATTGAGAAAATAGTGGGCGTCATACATGTAATGTGATTCTCTATATATACCGTGTTTACGTTTGTAATCTCCTAAATCTATTTCCGGGTTAGGTATACCGTTAATAGACGAAAACCCAAAGTCGTTTAACGATGCTTCTATACCGATATCATGAACTTTTAGAACTGTATCTTCAACTTTAAAACGTCTTATACCCGTCGATTTAACATTTGTACTTATCAAAACGTTTTCTGTGTGTAAATCGTGATGTCTAAATGATGGATACTTTTTATGAATTCTATATAAATTAAATAATACGTGTGTTACTATAGTTCTTAAATGTATTGGACGGAGTGTATTTATATTATCTTTTATAAAACTAGATAAAGTGCCACTATTTGCATATTCTGTATAAATTATAGAATATTTTCTCTTTTTTTCATTGACACACTCTTGATATGCGTACATTCGCATACCACTCAATTTTTCTATACGTTTACCTATTTTATATTCATACCTATTCCAACCATCAGACACTTTTATCGCGACGGGTTTTTTACACTCTTTATCTACACACCCCAAAAATACTTCACCCATTTCACCCTTACCAATTTTACGTAAACCCTTTTTATTACTTAAAGACCCATTTACACTAAAATTGGTACTTGGTTTATAAAAGACCTTATCTGGTCTACATCCAATACCCTTAATAGCAGTTATTACATTTTTACCTAAAAGGTTTCTTTGTTTTTGTGTTTTAACATTTTTCTTATTTTTCGAGAGAGATGCTATTTTTTTCAAATCTTCGATGTGTCTTTCACGTTCCATACTGGTATATTATAATATTTTATTCATCGACTTCTTCCTCTTCTTCGACATATTCTTCCTCTACGGTGTCATCACCATCAAGACCCTGGAATGCAAAGGATGGAAGTTTAGCAGATTGTTGACAAAGAACTTGTGAAAGACGAACACTTACGCCAAACTTGTTATCAATAAACCAGATTTGGTTTACGTCGACGATGCATGCACATCGTTGTCCCTTTTCGATTTGATCAACCGAAATTAACTCACGTGACGAGTTATACGCCTCTGCTAAGAAATCTCCGGACGGTTTGGTCATGATCTTAAGTTTCATGGTATCTGGATACTCATCTTTACCCTGGCGAACAAGTGGTTTATACAGAGCTTCACGAATGACGTTAATGTCATACGCTTTACCAAGCCATTCCTTGGAGTTGTCAGCGACCGTCTTAATGATAATTTCATCAAGTTCTTTCAATTTAGTCGAAAGTGCCATGGCGTCTTCGTTATCAGTATCAAAAGATAAGTCGAGTGAATACGAAGTTTTATTGGTAGCTTCATCAGTAAAGGCACTCATACCAAACGGCGAACGCATAAAAGGGAGTTGTAAGTAGAGTTTCTTTTTACCATCTTGTGCATTGATATACACGGTTTTTCCACCGTTCTTGTTCTTCTTCATTTTTGTGAAGACAACAGACGATGGTTCAAATTGTTCGGAAACTTGGATAATGTTAGACATTGTATTTTATATATCATATATATGAAGCCAAACTTTAAGTCGGTTTTTTTTCTTGATACAATATATATAAAATATACCAATGGGTCTTTTTAAAGATTGTGGTTGTGGATGTAATGGTAAGAAACAGGAACAAAAGTTTTTGATTTCTATTATGTCTGCGTTAGTTTTCTTTGTTGTCGCAAACCCCGAAACATTTCGAGTCATGCGTAAAGTATTTGGTTCGTGGGTTTCCAGCCCAACTGGTTGTCCATCGACTGGTGGTCTCGCACTTCACACGGTTGTTTTCATGCTCGTCACGTGGGGTATGATGAACATAAAGCGTGAAGAATATGCGATATTCGAACCTATGACTGAAGAAGTCGTTGGTCCAACACCAGGACCCGGGCCAACCCCACCACCAAAAATGGTCGATATGCCATCGCCTTTACCAGGTATGGCTGAAGAACAGTTTTCTATGATTGATTCTGGTATGAAACTTGAATCCATGGACTTGACTACCGACGGTGAAGCCGTGACGTGTTCGTGCTCTGATGGTAGAAGTGCTGTTATTACTCCTTAATTAAAATTCTTCATCAAATTCTATGGATGTTGTATCTTCATCCATTTTACCATAATCACCGACGCGCTTTTCAAAAAAGTTTGTTTTACCGTCGAGTGATATATTCTCCATAAAATCAAAGGGATTTTTAGTGTTCCAGATTTTATTGTGACCCACTTGTTTTGATAATCGATCCGCAACATATTCGATATACTCCGACATTTTACCGGAATTCATACCTATGAGACTACACGGAAGTGCGTCCGTAATGAATTCTTTTTCGATTGAAACGGCGTCTCTTATAATTTCTTCAATTGTATTTTGAGATGGTTTGTTTTTTAACATGTTGAATAATTCAACCGCAAATTCTTGGTGCATACCTTCATCTCGACTTATGAGTTCGTTACTAAAACATAAACCTGGAAGTAACCCTCTCTTTTTTAACCAAAAAATAGCACAAAAACTACCCGAGAAGAATATACCTTCAACACACGCAAAGGCTAATAAACGTTCAGCAAATGGTCGTTTCTTATCAAACCATTTCATAGCCCATTTCGCCTTTCTTTCGATACACGGAATTGTTTGAATTGCTTCGAATAATTGTTTCTTTTCACTAGAGTTTTTTATATACTTGTCTATGAGTTTACTGTACGTTTCACCGTGTACCATTTCATTATGAGATTGATAGGCGTAAAATGATCGAGCCTCCGTAAGTTGTATTTCATCTGCAAAATTATTATTTATATTTTCAAAAACTATACCATCAGAACCAGCAAAAAAAGCTAAAATATATTTTATAAAATGTTTTTCATTATCACTTAATTCATTCCAATCATCCATATCCTTGGAAAAGTCGATCTCTTCGGCGGTCCAATTTGACATTTGGGCCTTTTTATACAAAGTCCATAAATTTTCATGTTCGATTGGAAATACAGTAAACCTACTGAGTGTTGGTAAAAGCATTGGTTCTGATTCTTCCAGGTACTCCTGGAATTCAAAGAAGTCTCCCACCAGGGTATCATTTACCAGTATTTGTGGGTATGTAGAAGCTTGTGTACCACATCTAGTTTTTAGTTCGGTTTTATCAACCATTGTTTTTATGTATTCGAGGTTATAGTCCTTACAAAGGTTTACTGCGTGTTCGCAATACGTACATCCATCTTTGGATAAAATTTCAACTCCCATCTGTGCTAATACTTGTAAATATTTTTGTCGTAAAACTTTAGATATGATTAATTTTTATGAAATACAGCCTGGAGATTTAGTCCGGGTTCTTGTGAATATAGAGGATGACATAGAAGATGAACTGTACGCCACAGTAAAAGAAAACAATGAAGACTACCTTGTTGTTTCGTATTATTCTGAAACGTCGTTAACGTACAAATGTGCACGTTTATATGAATTAGATGAAACTAAAGATGAACTTGTTCAGGAAACGAATCTTTCTGAACATCATCAGTCTCCAGAGTATTTCACAAACATTAAAGATAACTTGTATGCAATGATAGATGATATAGATTCAGATGAAGACAGTGAAATAGTAGATGATTCCGATGACGACGGAAGTGATCTTGAGGACTTTATTGTCCCAGACAATGAAGTTGATGGTATGGTTATACCACCACCAAACAATGCTATAATTGATAAAGAATGGAACGAATGGGAACCTAGAAGCCCAGGTTCTATGCGTTTCAAGGAAATAGTAAATGTTATAGAAACACAAGCAAAAATACAAGCGGATGAAATGAATTTTTAAACCTAAGTGCGATTTATCATTTTCATAAATATACCAATTTATTATAAAAATGGAAGAACTCACTACTACTATATGGTCCCATGTGGACAAACTTTTAAAAAAACCATTACTAAAAAAGCCAAACAATACTTACACGTGTAAAGAATGTAAAGGGACAAAAGTGTTTTCAAAAGAAGGTATGCCAACGTGTTCAGAATGTGGTCTCGTTGATTCTATGTTCATAGACGAAAGTCCCGAATGGACAAGTGGTATATCCGACGATGGTAAAATAAATGATCCTTCGAGATGTGGTGGGCCTAACGCAAACCCGGAACTCTTTTCTCAAGCGTGGGGTAAAGGAACAATTATCGCAACGCAACACACATCCACATATGAAAATAAACGTATGGCTAAGATTAATTTTCATCAATCTATGAACCATAAAGATCGCGCATTATTTCACGCATACAAAAGTATAGATGAAGCGTGTCCAAACTTACCCGATTCAGTTTTAAAAGACGCCAAAATGATGTACAGAAAATTTAATTTAGAAAAGTTAACGAGAGGTGCGGTTCGTTCGGGTATTAAAGGTAATTGCGTTTTATACGCGTGCCGTTTATCGAAAATTCCAAGAACAACAAAAGAAATTGCAGATATGTTTAGAATAAATAGTAAAGATATTAGTCGGACGACACAAATGTTTACAGAAACACTTCTCGGTAAAACGGAAAAAAACTATGTTACTCGACCATTCGATGTCATGCAAAGGTTACTCAACGAATTTACGGTTACAAGAGAAGAGAGACTTAACTGCAATAAAATGTGCTCCAAACTTGAAAACTGTTCAGAACTTATGAGTAAAACACCGAACAGTGTGGCGTCGACTATCATTTACTTTGTTCTTAAGGATAATTTTACAAAAACCGAAATATGCGAAAAGTGTGGTATATCTATACCAACACTAAATAAAATTGAAACTATAATTAAAAAATACTTAGAGGAATAGAACACTAAAATTGTAATATGACGAAACTGTTTTTAAGTACCCCATGTTACGGTGGTATTTGTTTAGAAAAATATATGATAGGTGTCATAAAACTTCAACTCCTTCTCATTCGGGAAGGTATTCAACTCATAATCGATACAACAGAAAATGAAAGTCTCGTACATCGCGCACGTAATGTCGCAGTTGGAAGATTTATGCAAAAAACAGACGCGGAATATTTTATGTTTATAGATGCCGATGTTGATTTTGATCCTGCATCAGTTGTTCGTCTTATACGTTCGGGTCACGAAGTCTCTGTCGCTATTTACCCTAAAAAGGTTGTTATGTGGGACCAAGCTAAAACTGCGATAGAAGCTGGAGATGAACGTGATTTATCCATGCTTTCATCCAGTTTAGTCGCAAATATTGGTGCTACACAAAGATCGGTCGTAAATGGGTTTGTTGAAGTATTAGATGGTCCAACCGGGTTTATGGTTATTACTCGAAAAGCGTTCGAAAAAATGCACGAAAAGTATAAAGATCTTGATTGTAAAAACGATCATCAAAATCGTGACTTTGACGACTATTGTGCGGTATTTGATTGTATGATTGACCCCAATAATAGACGATACCTTTCTGAAGATTATGCGTTCTGCAGACGGTGGCAACAAATAGGTGGTAAAATATACGCAGATTGTAACACCTCTCTAGGACACGTAGGAAATTTACCCTTTAGTGGATGTTTAAATGAAAGGCTTAAGGCTTAGAGTATATATGTAATAAAATATGAGAATAGCGACAATACTCGTGACACGTGGTAAATCATGTCATGTAAAAACATTACATACTATTCTTCGATTTAATTTAAAGTGTATGCAAAGGGGTAATACGGAAAATGAAGTTGTTTTTGTAGA